CTACTACTTCAGGTAATATTGTAATGGCTCCTACTCCTGATGCCAATTATTTAATAAATATACATGGAAATGTAATGCCAGCTACTTTAGAGTCAGACAATCAAACTAATTATATTAGTCTTAATTATCCTCAATTATTATTATATGCCTGTTTGGTGGAAGCTTATGGATATTTAAAAGGGCCAATGGATATGTTGACACTATATGAAAATAAGTATAAACAAGAACTAACTAAATTTGCAAGTGTGCAAATTGGGAGACGAAGACGAGACGACTATACGGATGGTACTATTCGTATACCAATCGAGTCACCGCCTCAATAATTAGGAGATAACTATGGCAATAACATCGGCAATTTGTAACAGCTTTAAAGTAGAAATTCTTAAAGCCGAACACAATTTCACTGCTACAACTGGTAATACTTTTAATTTAGCTTTATATACAAGTTCTGCAACTTTAGGAGCATCAACAACGGCTTATGCAAGCACGAATGAGATTACTAATACTTCAGGATCAGCTTATTCAGCTAAAGGAAAAGCGCTTACAAGCGTTACTCCAACCTTAGATTCTACAACTGCAGTGTGTGATTTTGCGGATGTTTCTTGGACATCAGCTTCTTTCACAGCTAATGGATGTTTAATTTTTAATGATTCACATTCAACAGATGCTGCAGTTTGTGCAGTAGCTTTTGGTGGAGATAAAACTGTATCGAGCGGAACTTTTACAGTTCAGTTTCCAGCGGCAGCAGCAACAACAGCGATTGTCAGAATAGCATAAGGAGGAAGTCCTTATGGCTAATACTTGGGGACGATCCGGCACAACCTGGTCTCAGGGTTTGTGGGGCGAACAAGACAGTAACGCAGCCGAAATTTCTTCGGGCGTAGCAGCAACAATATCTTTAGGAACTTTAGTAGCTTATCCGGAACAAGGATGGGGTCGTGATGCTTATGGTGAAGAACCGTGGGGCGAAAGTTATGATCCAACTATTCAATTAACAGCACCTAGTGGACTAACTTCTTCTATTGGAAGTGTTTCAGCTTATCCTGAACAAGGATGGGGTCGTGATACATGGGGTTTTGAAAACTGGGGTGAATCTGCATTAACAGTTGTTGTAGATGTAGAATCTAGCGGAGTGGCAACCACAGGAGTGGGTGCAATTTCTTTAGATGATATGCAGATAGGCCTAAGTGGTCAAGATGCCACTTCTTCAGTTGGCACACCTGGATTATTATTTGGTTCAGGTGATTTAAGTTTATCGGGTGTTTCAGCAACCACAAGTGTTGGATCTATTGTTCCAGCTATTGTAGTTCCTTTAAGCGGAATTGGAGCTACCTCTTCTGTTGGTGCTATTGCACCAGCTGATGTAATGGGATTAACTGGAGTAGAAGCAACTATCTCAGTCGGTTCTATAACAACTGCAAGTGTAGAATTAATTGATGTGACTGGAGTAGGGGCTACAGCTTCAGTAGGATCAGTAACTGTAGCTGATATGGCTGTAGGATTGTCAGGAGTTTCAGCAACAGCAAGTACAGGTTCCATTTCTCCTACAGAAATGACAATAGGATTGACAGGTATTTCAGCAACTGTTAGTGTGGGTCAAGTTGGTGGTCCAATAGCATGGGAAAAAATTACACCTTCTCAAGGCGGAAGTTGGAGTAAAAAGACAGCTACTCAGGGCGGTAGTTGGAGTAAAGTTACACCATCTTAATAAATATATAATATTGACATTGAATAAAAAACAAAATAAACAGTAATAATTAAGTAGGAGATAATATTATGGCATCAACTTATACACCTTTAGGTGTCGAAAAAATGGCAACCGGTGAGAATGCCGGTACATGGGGTACAAAGACCAATACAAACTTAGAAATTATTGAACAATTTGCTGGTGGTTATACTACTCAAGCAGTATCAGACTCAGGTGATACAACTTTATCGGTATCTGATGGTTCAACAGGTGCAACTCTTGCTCATAGAGTAGTTGAATTAACGGGTGCACTTACAGGTGCAAGAAACGTAACTATTCCAATTGACGTACAACAAATGTACGTACTTAAAAATTCTACAACAGGTTCACAAGATGTTACATTTAAATATGTAACTGGTACAGGATCTAGTGTTACATTTACAGGTGGTGATACATCTTCTAAAATAGTTTATGGTACAGGGTCAGGATCTAATCCAAACATCGTTGATTTAGGATTTGTTACTACTACTGGTACTCAAACTTTAACAAATAAAACTTTAACTTCTCCAAAAATTGGAACTTCTATTTTAGATACCAATGGTAATCAGTTAGCTCTTTTAACAGCTACAAGTTCTGCTGTTAATGAAATTACGTTAGCAAACGCTGCTACTGGTAATAACCCCATTATTAGTGCAACCGGGGACGATTCAAATATAGGTATTTCTTTTGCAACAAAAGGAACGGGAGTTATTAAAGCTGAAGATGCTGGTGGAACAGTTTCTGCAGTTAAGATTGCTGGTAAGGAAACCATGTGGGTACCTGCTCCTGCAATGTATGGAGCTACTACTAATGGTGCTGATCCACAACAAGTGGAAACAACAGCAACTAGACCAGATATGAAAGTTTTAGATTTTGATGCAAGTACAGCAGAGTATGCACAGTTTTCAGTGGCCTTCCCTAAATCATGGAATGCAGGAACAGTAACTTATCAAGTTTATTGGACACCTGGTAGTACTAATACAGGAAACTGTATTTTTGGTTTACAAGGAGTTTCATGTGGTGACAGTGATACAATCGATGTTGCTTATGGAACAGCTGTAGAAGTCACAGACGCAGGTATAGGAACAGTTGAAGATCAACAAATTACTTCAGAAAGTGGCGCAGTAACCATTTCTAATGCCGGTGATGGTGAACAAACTTATTTTCAATTATACAGAGATGCAGCCGATGGTAGTGATACTTTTAGTGCTGATGCAAGGGTACTAGGAATTAGATTATTCTTCACTACAGATCTGGCTAACGACGCGTAAGGAGGATAAAATATGTCTTTTGGATATCAAGTTCTAGGTTTTGGAGCTGGTTCATCAGCTAAAAAAATAGATGCAGATTATTTAGTTGTAGGTGGAGGATCAACTGGAGGAATTCGTCACGGTGGTGGTGGCGGAGCTGGAGGTTATAGAACTTCTTTTCCAGGTGGAACTAAACAAACATTTGAATCTCCTGTAACAGTTACAGTAGGATCAGGAGGAACTCACCCTGGTTCTAGAGGAGCAACTGAAGGTAAAGGAACCGATTCTTCTTTTGTTTCAGGTGCAACAACTTTTACTTCAGCAGCAGGTGGTATGGGATTAGGCCACGGGACTTACAGTACAACTATTGCTAACGGCGGATCAGGTGGCGGAGGCACACACAGTGGAACAACGTCAGGTGGAAGTGGAAATACACCTCCAACATCCCCAGCCCAAGGAAATGATGGCGGAGATTCTGATTCTTCGGCCGGAGGCGGCGGAGGCGGCGGAGCATCTACTGCAGGTGCCGTTTCAACCGGTGGAACAGGTGGAGCTGGAGGGTCATCATCATCAAATTCAATAACAGCATCGTCTGTCGCTCGAGCGGGCGGCGGTGGAGGTGGTTCTTATCAAAACCGTCCTGGAGCAAGTGGCGGCGGAGGTGGAGCTACTTCAGGAACAAGCCAAGACACTGCCAGCACTGCAGCAACTGCTAATACGGGATCAGGATCTGGAGGTACTGGGGCGGATTCAGCTGTTGATCCTGCTGTAGGTAATGGTGGATCTGGTATAGTAGTAATTAGAGTACCAGCTGCTAATGATCCAGGAACTTTAGCTATAGCTCCAGGAACAAATTCAATAAGTACGGATAGTCCAACAGGGGATAAAATTTGTACTTTTACAGTTAGTGGAACATTAAGTTTTTAACATGGCCCATTTTGCAAAATTAGATGAAAACAATAAAGTTTTAAGCGTGATAAACGTGGGTAACGATGTTGTTGCTTATAATGGCGATCCTGCAGGAGAAACTTATTGTACAAAACTATTAGGTGGAACATGGAAACAAACATCTTACAATACAAGAAATGGTGTTCATTATGACCCAAATAGTTGGACGCCAAGTGCAGATCAATCACTAGCTTTTAGATGGAATTATGCTGGTCCAGGTTTCACATATGATGCAGTAAATGATGTATTTTATGCTCCCCAACCTTTTACTTCTTGGACTTTAGATGATCAATATGTATGGCAGCCGCCAGTGGCTAAACCTACCGTTGTAGTAGATGGAAATGGAGATCTAATAGAATATAATTGGGATGAAGTTAACCAACGATGGGAAGGTAATCCTATTGTTAATAATGTAATAGACCCAAGTGTCACATACATATGGAATCCTGCCACTTCATCTTGGAATTAATTTAGCTCTAGACTTTCTTAAAAAATTCTATATAAAGTAATAACGAAAGAATTCGTTATGGAATTAAGAAATAAATATTATTATTTTACAGAAGCCTTATCAACAAGGTTTTGTAATGATGTTATTGATTTTGCTTTAAAGCAAAAATACAAAGATGCTGTAGTGGGTAAGAAACATTTAGAAAAATATTCTAAAAAAGAATTAAAAGAAGTAAAGAAAAATACTCGAGATTCTAAAATAACATGGCTTCAAGAACCTTGGATGTATAGAGAAATAAAACCCTATCTTGAAGATGCTAATAGATTAGCAAATTGGAATTTTGATTTTGACTGGATAGAATCTTTACAATTTACTAAATATGCTAAAAATCAATTTTATACTTGGCACACAGATTCTTTTCCTGATAGCTATAAAAGTTCTTCACCTACTTATAATAATAAAATAAGAAAACTTTCTTTTATATGTCAATTAAGTAATCCCAATAAATATAAGGGAGGTGAAGTAGATTTTGTAATTCCTAAAATGGATAAAACTAAACTAACATTTAGTGCATATCAATTAAAAGAAATCATACCACAAGGTTCTATTGTAGTTTTTCCTTCATTTGTGTGGCATAGAGTTAAACCGGTAACGAAAGGAGTAAGACATTCATTAGTCTCATGGGCTCTTGGATATCCATTTAAATGAAAAAAGATTTTATACTATGTAAAGAAGTTATTAATAAAGAAATGGCTTTATATTTATATGATTATTTATTATTAAAAAGACAATCGTTTAGAACTCTTTTTAATAAAAAATTAATTTCTTCTAAAAATTATGATTGGGGTCAATGGGGAGATGAACAGGTTCCTAATTCTTATTCTGTTTATGGAGATCTATCCTTAGATTTATTATTATCTAAAGTAAAACCTTTCATGGAAAAAAAGATAGGTGTAAAATTAATTGAAACTTATTCCTACGCAAGAGTGTATAAAAAAGGGGACATTTTAAAAAAGCATAAAGACAGAATTAGTTGTCAAATATCTGCTACTATGAATTTAGGTGGTGATTTATGGCCCATACACTTACAAACACCTAATAAAAAAATAACAAGTATTACTTTAAATCCTGGTGATATGTTAATTTATAGAGGAGATAAACTTTATCATTGGAGAGATGAATTTGAAGGAAATTA